GAGTTAACTATTGACAGTTATACTACATTTTCTACCGTATCCCATGATTTATTAAGCTCATACAAATATCCGTCTATAGCCTTATTTATCTGAGATTGCAAAGCATTAAAACTATATCCTGCATCGTAAACTATATTAGTATCTATATTTATGCTCTTCGCTTTTACAGACTCTATATGGCATATATGACCTATCGGAGCCAGCCCGTCACCCATCTGATCGCCGTTCGGGTCTATGGTTCTTTGCACATTTGATACTAAAGTTTGACTCGCAGGACCATACTCCGAATTTGTTATTATAGCAAGCACATGTCCGGGAGCTTTCAGGCCTTTAGAGTCTGTGGCTCTAAATATCTTACATCCGCCTACTCCGTCAATAGCTGTAATCTTTTGATAATAATCTCTTTTATTGCCTCCAAATGCTTGGCTTTCAAATGATGAGAAGTATCTCTTTCTAAATTCTTCAGTATCCTCCTCATCCTCACCGTACACTTCTATACTCTCTATGCTTGCCGTCTCAAGACCATTTATGTATTCAATAGGTATGAGATTTCCTCTTTCGGCATTCGGTAAGCTACCTGCAGTCTCACAAGTAATATAAAATTTACCTGTACTTATCTTTTCAGACACTGTCCAGTTAAATTTTAAACTTGAAAATCTCTTACCGATATCAACATCTATATTGAAAAGCGCAACGGCTTTCGCATATGTAGCTTTTGTCGGTATAATACCTCTTTCAAGAGCTCTTCTTATCAGGAATTCCCTTGGTGCGGTATCGGCAAAGGTGCAGTCTATAAGATACCCCAGTGCGATATAGGCTTGTGCCAGTTCCGCACATACAGGAGCAACTGCAGAAAAGATTACAGAGCCTTCTCTTTTATCAAGGCTGTCATCAACCCTTGCAAGGACTCTGTTTACTATGTTTTCATATGCATTCTCTTCAAACACTATAGCTTTACCTCCGTTTCTATATCAATACCCCCATATATGCTGTCAACTTTAAATGCTATTATCATAGAGTTTCTAATTCTGCTAAAATCAAAATCATAAACGGCAAGTATTCTGTCATCACATAAAAGAGCCTCTTCTATAAGCCTTTCCGCTTCATCCTCAACTATATCCGGATGCGCACCTATAATATCTACAAGCTCAATACCATAATTCCATGAGTAAATTAAAAACTTATATCTTTCCGTATTCAGAATAAGCAGTATAGCTTGCTTCAATGCCTCTTTTTCATCTACAAATCCTGTTATTCTGCCTCTGTCAAAATCTATATGAAATGTATTACTTGGTTCCGCTCTACTTTCTATATTCAGAATATCTTTAGCAATTACAGGTAGCATATTCTCACCTCGCTCTGTCCAATACTATATATTTTTGTCCGCCGTCAACTCGGATAAGAATAACCTGCTCCCCAACTTTTAAGCTGTTATCAAGAGTAATCTTACCCTGCCCTTCGACTTCTACCGAATATTTGCTCACCATTCCGGTAAGAATAAGAGCGCTATCAGGTACTGTAAGTTTCTGATCTATCCATATCTCAAGCGGATCTACTTTACTTACCCTCCCAAAGCAAAATCGCATAGGGTCCTTAGATTCCACGGCTTCAAGTGCTGCCAGCTTTACCGCTTCCACAAAATCATACATTAAACAACCCTCCTCTAAGCTTTAAAGCCATCAAGTGTTCATCGTTTTTGAAAGTATGAGTTACCTTCTCAGCTACCATATAGCTTGATATCTTTATATCCTCAAACTGTAGCATAACAACCATAGATGAACCTGCCTTAACTCTTACATCCCCAAAAGCGTCTTTTATCGTGAGCGTTTTATATACCTTGTTGTAATATTTAAGTAAAGCCTCGGCCTTTCTTGCGCCTGATTCCTTAGTCTCTACGCTTTCATTAAGCTGTAACACACCCCATTTATTGATATTCTCACCGCTCTTTACCAGGAAGATATCATTCGTTTTATCCTTCGTGTTCTTGTATACAACCTTTACTTGATTGTAAGTATTGCTGTCAATAGAACTGTTATACTCATATCCTACAGCTGTACTCATATCTATAAGCAGGTCAAGCTTCATGCTTTCAATATTTTTAAGCGTCAGCTTGCCTACATTATCGTAGAACACATAAAGCTTACCTGTGTTTTGCACAGTCTCATCAATTGAATTCTGTATAATATCAAACAGTGTTTTGTCCCGTTCTTCTCTATGCGGTATCTTATATCCGGTATCCTCAAGCTCCCCGATATTAAGCCTGAAGTCTTCAGCAATAAGCTTTATAACTTCACCGACGGTTAGATTATTGTACGAGTAAGTATCTTTATTCTTTAAGTACCTAAGCTGATCATATGCCGTACACTCAACAAAGCTGCTATCTTGACTTGAAATCTTTTTGCTGAAAAGAAACCCGAAAAACACATCTATCCCGTCCACTGTAAGTTTTACCTGATTACCTTCTTCAGCCTTAATATTTCCATCGTTAAAATATGAAAACTTTAATTTTCCCGGACTGCCTTTGCGCTCCAAATCTAACTGAATCCCTTCTTTGAGTGAAGGTATATAAGCCTCTTTTCCATTGCTAATCATTATATTTACTGTCATGGTATTACAAGCTCCCATCCGTCTATAATCAAATTAGGGTTCTTTATTTTAGGATTTGCACTCACTATTCTTTGATATAAAGAGCCGTTGCCATAATATTTCTTAGCAAGTCCCCAAAGAGTATCACCTCTTTTTACTATGTGAGTCTTAGGCTTTTGTGCAGTAGATGAGTCTCTATTCTCCGCCACTTTGGCTTCTTCTTTTTTCTCTTCCTGCTTAGGCTGCTCTCCTACTGTGGCTGTCGGTTGAACAAACACAACCTTCTTAGTCCCGTAATGCCTATACTCCTTTAGGGTGATACTCACCTTTATATCCCTGCCTTCCTTTGCATCCTCCGTGATACTAAGGTCCTCTAAGGTAACCTTTATATTTGTCTTAAACCCTTTTGGCCGCTTTACTATGAACTGAAACGGTTTCTTATTTATTTTGAGTCTATTTAATTTATCCAAATAGCTTTTTTGTTTCTTCGGCCTGTTCATGGTTGTAAAGGAATATCTGTCAAAAGGTAAAAGGAGCTCAAAACTGAACTCCCTCAAACCCTTTGTTTTCATAATGTTGACCTCACCCTCATTTATAAGAGTTACAGTCTTATTCATATTTTTAGTCTTTACACTTAATTTTGAGGGTGTGACAGGTAACAGCATATTTGCCAAATAGAATCTATACATTAACTATGTACCCCCTCCGCTCCCATCTGTACCGCCTCAACAAATTTAACAGTCAGCGTATCCAACACATTATCCAAGTCCATATTTGAACTTATCTGGTTTGTCATTCCTGAGTAATCAATCTTTATCTCGGCCGTAGTGAACCTGTTTATAGCTTCCTGCTCTGCTATATCTCTTAAGTATTCAAGGTTTTCCTTAGTCTCTGCAAGTGCTCCTGCCGCAGCCGCAGTGTTACCCGCAGTCTTTCCTATGTTGTCTGCAACTCCTGCTCCTGCACCTTTGTCAAACGCTCCTGTATCAAAGGGTCCTAAAGAATCTATACCGTCTCCATTTTTCATTGCAATTGCATCTGCCTTAAATTCGGTATACTTACCCTTAAGGTCTGCCATTTTACTGTTTAGGTCGCCTTTCATCTGCAAAAGTTCCCATGCTCTTGCCCTTCTTGATGCGTCCTCATGAACTTCGGCATCGGCAAGTCCCTGCTCTCTGGCAGTCTTTTCCGCATTGAACTGTGCTTGTGCGGTACTTGCAAATGTAACTTGTGATATTGCCTGAAGGCTTACCCCCGGTATCTTATTCAAGGCATTGATAAACCCGTTTATCAAACTGATAGCACTGTTAACCATGTTCTGGATGCCTGCAAGTACATTCGCCTTCATCTGCCCTATAAAGTTCGACACCGCAACTCCTGTCTTTTGCCAGCATAATGAAAGTTTTCCTGCCATATCTATGATTCCGTATATACCGGTCATGAACGCAACTCTTAACCACGCAATACCTACTCCCATAGCCATTTGTGCAAGAGTCCATGCATTCTTCATTCCTCCTACAGATTGAATGAATCTGTAAATCACAGTGATAAGTACACCAAGTGCAACTGCAATCCATAGAAACGGGTTAGCCAGCATACCTGCAATTGTAGCTCTATTTGCCGCATCAGCTAACCACATAGCTGCTGTCCAAGCACCCCAAGCAACGGTTGCTATTGCTATGCCCCCTGCAATTCCTACAAGTATCGGCTCTATATCATCCCAATTATCTACTATCCACTGTGCACCGCTACCTATCATCTGTATTGCAGGTTCAAAGGCATTAAACAGTATATTCTGAATCATTGTTGCAACCTGTGAATATGTATAAGGCATTGAATTAAACTTTGCATCTATCTCATCTGCGGATGAAAGCATAGCTTCTTTTACTACACTCGCAGTTATCTTTCCTTCTTGTGCCAACTGCCTAACCTGCCCCATCTCAACACCTAAGTGATTTGCAATAGTCTCAATAATGGTCGGTGCCTGTTCAAATACAGAGTTTAACTCATCGCCTCTTAGTACTCCTGAAGCCATAGCCTGTGTAAGCTGAGTCATAGTAGCTTCCATTCCTTGCGCCGATGTACCGGCTATAATAAACTGCTTATTTAAAAGCTCTGTAAAGGCTACCAGCTCATTTGTATTAAGCATCTTATGTCCGCTCTCATCTGCAACACTGAAAGCATCTTTAGCCATAAGACCCATTTTTGATACTGCATCTGCTGTGGATTGATATGCCGCTCTTGAGCGATTAGCCGATGCGGCTATAGCGTCCTGCAAGTTCTTTGTTTTCTCTAAGTCACCTGTGATAAGGTTTAGTCTCGCCTGCGTCTGAGTATATGTATCGGCCAATTCTATAGCACCCTTAACTGAAAACGCAATGCCTGCCGCAGCCGCAAGTTTTAAAAAGCTTTCCCTTAATTTCTTGAGTAACGCGTCTGTCTGATTTGATGACTCCCTGACCCTTTCTTGGCTTTCTACCGATGCATTAAGCTCACCGTTAAGCTCTGTAAGACTTGCTCTTGTCTCTCTTAATACCGTCGTATCAATTTGATTTGATGATGTGGATTGCATTTGTTCAAAGCTGTCAATACAAGTGAGTAAGGCTGAATTCATTCTCCTTAGCACACTTGACATACCGTCTGTCAGTACAAGCTGTGATTGTATTGTAGCCATTATTCAGCCTCCTATCTCCTGATTTTGCTTTTCAGCTCATCCGCATGTTTCTTGTCATTCTGAGCTTTAATATCAATGGCGGCAATCACAAAAGCCATTTCTTCTTCCGACATCTCTATAAATTCCGTAGGTTTCCAGTGGAATTTATGCAGACAGTAGTAAGCGTAATTGGCTTCAGGATCACCGCCGTTAATTAGTTTTTTGCTTCTTCAACCAAATTTTCTTCATCGTCAAAGCCGTTTGCTTTCATAACTGCTGTTGCATAGTCCTCAAATTCTCCCGGAGTAAGCATAGTTGATATAAGCTCCTCGGCGCTCATAACGCCATAGCTGTCTTGCAGCTCCTTATCCTGCAAATCAGGATATACTGTAGTTCTTACACACAATCTTGCAAGATATAGCTGTGAGTTAAACTCCTGCGTATACTGCCCTTTCTTGCCTGCTACCGCAACCATTGTCATGCAGCCTTTTCTTATTCTTGCATTCTCCGTCGCTGTAATACAGCAAATCTCCCAAGGAATCGGTTTGCCGTTCTCATCTACAATTCTGTTTGTCGCAGGGTAGAGCGTATTCTCAACCCTTTTTACATTCTGTGATAAAAAAGCACTTAAATCTCTACTCATGTTCTAATCTCCTTTTACTGCATTCCCTTAAGCAATGAGAAGCTTTCAGGCATTTCCCAGTCATCAAATGTTCCTTCAATATCCTCATCAAGTGTCTCTGAATCCGCATCAAACTTTGTAAGTATTCCTCCCTTACTGAGACATCCTTTAAGTACAATAGTCTGTCTTCCTACTGAAGCTGTCGGGTCCTCGTTTGTAACCTGTATATCAAAGCTTGGAAGTCTTCCGGAGTTCTTATACTCCAGCCACATAGCCCTAAGCACCGACTGATTGAAATGCGCTGTTCCTTTCCATTCTCCCGTCCATCCGCTAGGCTTATTTCCCTTGCCCGTCTTTCCGAGAATAGGCACCTCTACCAGATTTATCTTCATGCTTGCCTCAAAAGAATATAGCTGCATAAAATTATATCTTTTACCGTCTGCAAGGGTTACGTACGCGCTGGCCTGTGCTCCTGCCAAGGCATCCAAAGCATTCATAATTGAATCGTTCATCTGTATTTCCTTTCTATGCTATGATTACATTCAAGTAAAGCTTTGTCATAGCATTTATAATATCTATTCCGTTTATGGTACAAAGGACAGACTTCTTATCATCGCCCTGAACCACTTCAACCGATTTAGTATCAAAACCTTCTATGGCGCGAAGCTTTTCAAGTTCCTGATGTATCTTACAAATATCATTCCAAAGACTGATTCGTCCTGCATTATCATTAGGTACTACACCTAAATATCTTGTATTGAATAATGCGGCTATATCATTTGCTATCTGATCTATTACCCTGATAGTCTGATTCGAGCTGAACATAGAATCCTTATCAACCTTAAATGACACAAACGAATTGATATCTT